GTTTTTTTGTTGAAACATAAGCAACTTCTGCGCCTTTATAATTTACATTAAAATATTCGCCTATCATATCAGTACTATATTTACTTGACAATGCTTTGATTTGTTTTTCCGCTTCGCTATATTTCATTGTAACCACCCCGTTAATTTGTCGTTGTCTAGCGTCCTCATCATTGCCATGGATTTAGTTCCACCAGTTAGCCGTACATATTCCGGAAAGAATATTGCCATACCCGGAACCGTGAACGTTTCACCGTCAGCACCTAAGACACATTTGAACCCATAATATTTAAGCTTCTGATAAGCTTGTGGTAAATCATACTCGATTGGAATAATCATTTAATTTCCTCCCATTACATCATCGCAACCATTAGCCCAGCAATTAAAGTGTACATCGTTAGCGCCTTTGCGAATCCGTGTTTATCATCTTCGAACGTCATAGATACGAACAGTACGATCAATACTAAAAATACGTAAGCTAACATTTAATTACCTCCGTCATCTAAAAACGAGCGATCGAACATATTAATTGGCTCGATTTGAACGTGTGAGTTTTGCTGCGTCTTGTCTAAGATAAAGAAATCGTGTAACGCGTCGTTGTAGTTCGTGTACACCGCAACTGCTCGTTCGCCGTTCAGCAGCACGTATACTAGCTCTTCCATGCCTGTACCGCCTTATTGTATGCGTCGATAAATCCGAACTGCGATTCACGGCCAAGCTGTTTTAACCGCCATTTAAAATCGCTTCGCGTTAACGCGTGATATAAAAACTCTACCGGTTGCATTGGTACTGATTCGGATTCGCTGTGATAAACCGCCATAATGTCATCTACTAATTGCTGATAATCTGTTTTCATTTCCGTTTATGCTCCCATCTTTCTGGTTTGTCAATAATTTCATATGCACCGTTCTTTACGGCTTTGAGCCGCCGTATGACGTATGTCATTTTAACTCCGCCATCTTTACTAAAAATAGTTCGTAGTTGCCCCGGTGTAATCTCGTGATTAAGCGTTCGCCTAACCATTTCATACTCATATGTCGTCAACTCGATATCAACATCTCCATAGCACGGTTTAGACAGTCGGTGCATTTTCTGTAAGTCCCTACCACGTACTGCTGTTAGTGTCTTGTATTTCTGTTCCATTTCTAACACGAACGCTAGCAGCTCTTTGTATTCTTTACTAGCCATGTTATGCGTAACTCCCCTCTAACTTGAATGGCAGGTGTGTGCGTTTAGCGACCTGCTTAGCAACGTTAGCCGCATTAACTTCGCTGTCTACTGTCAAGTAATCTTCTGTAAACACATTGTCATCGTCATCACGAGATTGTAATACGATCCCGTTAGCACCGTTTTCTGTGTAACAAGTTACTGATAGTTGGTGCCGTTTTAGTTGGTACATGATGATCGTGCTATTAAATCGGTTTACGATATTTTTAATTTCCATGTTATAGCTTCCCTTCTAGCTTAATCCTGTCATCTGCAATGCGTTCGCGTAAGCTGTCGAACGGACCGCCAAGCTTTCGCATTTGTTCTTCACAATCATACAATACCGACAACGCAATTTCAATATTATTTTTATCACATACCTTAATTAGTGCTTCTAGTAATTCAATCGATTCTAATAGCCTTGCATACGTCATAGTAAGCCTCCTCCAATTCTTTACTGATGTCTACACCATTGCGTTGTGCCCTGATTAGTTCCTCAATAATCTGTTGTGAGTTAAAATCATACCTACGCGAACGTTTTAACTTGCTTGGGTGGTTATAAGCGAATGCTTCAATTGATTTTAGTAAATCCATATCTTTATTACCTCCTGCCTTTCTATGTATTATATACTACTACTACTGCTTTATAAGTCAATAGTTTTCGATAAAAAAAGTGAGAAACTTTTAAAAAGTCTCCCACTCGGTTAATTCTATACCATTATTGCCGCTACCAACGCTGCTGGTAGTGCCGATTCTAAAAACATTTTCTTAGCAAGTTCCTGATAATCATTTTCATCGTCTGATAGTGAACACGCCGCTAACCAGTTAATGAAAGTAATCAGCATAATGCAGCCAGCCGCAGTTAATCTTCTAATCATAGTGTGCCCCCAAAAATAGTCATAAACACCACAGTAACCACAAGGTTGGCTGCTAACAATAGGAATGGACGATTCTGTTTATGCTCAGCTACCGCAACCGCGTTAAACGCCGTGATAAATGATATATATTCAATCATTGTCGCCGACCTCCGTAACTATTTTTTTATATTTGTCTAATTGTTTAACAAACGTACCATCATTTAAATCAGCTTGTTGACCCATTAAATAAGCTATCACTTCGTTGGCTCGGTTAGCCGTTTTTGTTATGGCAACCGGCGTACCATCAATACTGATAACGTGATTCCAAGCCGCGTTGTATTTTTTGACGCGTGTTACATCAATTTTCATATTCGCCAACCTCCTCGATCAACTTATTGAGGTACCATGCAGCCTTCTTCAAGTCTTCTAAACGTTTACCTTTGTACGGTGCACGGTCGATATACTTGTAGACGTTAAACAGTAACCCGCCTTGGTATGCGTTCCAGTCGCTCCCCTTGAGGTGTTCCTTGATGTCGTCAATTGTTTCACGTCCGCCATGATTGTAATGCGACGGGTGGTCGACAGCTTCGTTAACGACATAATTATAACTTTCGTCGTTTTCTGGTAAATGGTCGTGCAGGTATTTAATTGTTTCCGAAATGAGGTAAGCGTAATCGCGGAACTTACCATTTTCAAGTAAAACTGAATCAGTCTCGTCAATCCGGATAACCTTGTGCCACGTGCCATCGGAAAACGGCACCCAATCATGTTTCTTAATCGACACCGCCGAGCGGTATTTAGAAGGCATGTCAACAGCAACTCCGTAACGCATATTTAGCGTGGCATTGTTTTCTTTATCGACGTCATTTCCGAAACGCACGATTTCACCATCTTCATCACGCATATAACGATTGACACAGCTTAAATATTCTCTGGCTTCGTCTACCAATTGTTCGGTTTCTAATGAGTTTGTACCGTTTGCTTTAACCAGTAGTATTTCGCTTACCTTTGCTAGATTAAAATCCTCGGCCCGAACCTCCACGTGAATACCCGGGCAACATTCGTATTTATCCGTGCCAACAACATTATACCATAACGTGCCCGGAACGCTAGCAACCGGTTCGCCATCATGATTTCTATAAATTACCATTCTACTTGTCCTCCAGTTTTTTTAATTCTTCCCGTACAATCCTAACTGCTTCTTCTCCCGAACGAGCCACGCCATAAATGACGTTTTTGTTCTTTAGCCCGTTGGCAAAATCGACTTGGTCTTTACGCCGCCGTCCGCGATCGGTTTTTACCTCAATAAAGAATATGCGGCCGTTGTCCGGCTTGTATCCCATTAAATCAGGGAACCCCGTAGGCAATCCGGTATCGAACCACCTGCCGTCAGACGTTTTTACCTTTCCTACATTTGTCCTAAAAACAATATAACCATGTTCTGCTAGTGCGACACGTATGCTATCCTGTATTGCAGCCTCCTTTCCTTTAATCGTCATATGGGATTACCTCCCAAGCGTTCAAGTGCATATCCTCAGCTTCATCATTGGCTTCGTCACGTGATGTGAAAATTTGTGCTGTATCTTTGCTACCAACTAATTCTCCAGCCGCGCCAATGTACATGCCGTAATGATCTTCTTGTACAAAAAAGTATTCTTCTTTACGTTTTAATACTTTTACAACATCGCCTTTGTTATTGTTAACCCACGAAAAACTAACGTGATTTCCGCTTATTTTGCGTATTGTTGCTTTGATTAGCACTTCATCGCCAACATGAATATCATCCGTTGCCGCTTTTGCGATAACATAGTCAATTAAGTCTTGACCAAAAACATACTGTTCTTCTTCAATTTCAAAACAATCAATTGCATCATATACTGTTGAAACTTTACCAAATTCAGGAAAATATTCTTTAGCAATTACCGATTTTAATTCGTCAGTCATATCTTCGTATTTTTTGAATGCAACTAAATCTCCAATTTTTAAATCCATATCTACCACAACCCTTTCTAATTGATGATTATAATATACTACTACTACTCGTAACTGTCAATATAAAACTTGGAAACAATAATCATAATTAACGAGAATGTCGCCATGCTGTAATCGTACGTCAAAACTCCGTACAACCCATTAATCATTTGCGTTACGAGCACGAACCACCATACATATTTCATTATTTACCACCTGCCATTTTATATAATCTGTAAATGTAAGGCAATTTCTTGCCTAATTCACGAGCAAACGCGTGTAACTCGCTTGACGATATATAACCGCCATTCGCAACAACTCGCCGACGAATAGCTGCGTTAATCGGTCGTCGTACATTGCCAGTATTCGTCATCTTACGCGCCCTGAACTTATTATACAGCTCGATCAGGCTATCTTCACCCGTGATAACGCGCTTAGCAATCTCAATCATTTCGGCTTCTTCAATCTCTTTCTTCCCCTGTTCAGTCCGTGGATCAGGTGCTGGTTTAGGCGCTCCACAGTACGGACAACAATTGTCTTTCCAGTCATAGAACACCTGATAACACGCTTCGCAAGTATGAATATCTGGTGAGTCAACATCGTTCTTGCGTTTCTTGCCAGTTAGCGACCATTCGCGATCGTCATCTGGCAATCCGAAACGCATGTAATTGCCGACGTGGTCGATGATAATTGCTTGCTTGCCATCGACGTACCGCATACAACGCATAGATTGCTGCAAATACAGTACCAACGAAGCGGTTGGCCGACACATAATCACGACTTCACAGTTAGGGACGTTAAAACCTTCGGATATTAAATCATTGTTACATAGCACCTTTAACTTTCCGTCCCTGAAATCATTAATTATCTGGTCACGTTCGGCTTGCGGCGTCTTACCGTCAACACTAGCCGCGCTAACCCCCGCTTCTCTAAACTCCTTAGCGTACTCCTTAGCGTATTCTACCGAGTGCGCGTATAAGATCGCCTGCTTACCGTTAACGTTCTTTATATACGAACTAACGGCATCTCCGAATATCTTACTGCCTAGGACTTCGTCAATCGACGCCTTGTCATACTCTCCACGTGTCTTTTTAAATCCCTGCAACGTCTGTGGCGCGTAGTACGCGAACGGTGCCAGTCGCTTGTGTTCAATCAGCCATCTTACTGACGGCCCTTCTATCATCGCTGGGTAAATGTCATCAAACCCTTGTCCGTTCATACGCCATGGCGAACCGGAGAACCCCAACCGCGGCACATCACTGTAATAATCTAAAATATCAGTGTAAGTCTTAGCACGCGTATGTTGTGATTCGTCGATAATAATCAGGCTAGGGCACGGCAGTTTATCAAGCCGGTTCTTTACCCGTCCGACTGTCATAACGGTAGTGTAATCAGAATCAACACCTATTGCGTTAAACGTGTCTACAATCTGATTAACAAGCTCTTGGCGGTGGACGGTAAATAGTACGTGCTTGTGGTTAGCTGTCGTTAAACGAGCGATTTCACCTATCATAACCGATTTACCGGAACCAGGCGGACTGACGATTAATACACCGTTGTTCCCGTGCCGTAGTTCTTCGCGTGTCCCGTCAACGATGCGCTGCTGATAGTCGTACAATTTAAACATCTATATCCCTCCATACAATAAAAGGGCTTTTCAGCCCTTAATTTTTTAATATGCAAATTCTAAAAACGCTTTGATAACTTGTTTTTCTTCTTCAGCTGTAAGCGCTTCGTAATCATCATTAACTGCGGTGTTAAACATATCACCAAAAAATTTACTAATCGACGTAATCGGATATTCATATCCACTATCGGCGTCAAATTTAGTCAACGCATCTAATACTCGTTGTGCTCGATCGTTCATCTAATCATCTCCAATTTTAGAACGGTAAATCATCTTTCTTTTCCGCGGTTGTGTTCGCTGGTTTAACTGAAGATACAGCGATCTTACGGTTTACATTACCTTTGTACTTGTCATCGTAAAGCTTAACAGCAACTTCGTAGTTAGCCATTTGCTTAACATAGTATTCGAAGAATCCATCCAAGTTACTCATCGCTTTTTCTAGCGCTTCCGGCGAAACCGCTCCTGCTTCGAATGCGTCCTTGATCCGGAACGATACTTGCGTTTCTGTCTTTTCTGGATCCTCGTTAACAAACATCGTATCAGTTAAGATATATTCGCTGTCGTTAGCTTTGACTTTGTACCAGAAACGATATACCTCGTACTGTTCCTTGATCGTATCATGCTTAATGCTTACTAATTTACCTTTATAAATCCCTGTGTTAAGTTCTTCATTCCCAAATGGTACCTGCTTAGCTGCATTCTTTACCTTATCTAATAAACTCATTTTAATTAGCTCCCTTTCCTAATTCAACAATAATTGACTTGATCTGTTCTTCTTTTTCTTGCTTCAGTGGACTGTTCAGTAAATTAAAGTAGCTTGACGTCATAATTCCTAATTCACCGGCAATTTTCCAAGCCGGCACATTCTTACTTTTTGCTAAGTCTCTTATTTCTTGGTTCGCGTGTTCCATTATATAACCCCTTTTCGCTTTAATAACTTAATGAGTAATACGATTAGCGTAATCCCTGCCGCCAACGCAATCAAGTATGGCAGTGCCGCGATTGCCATTCCAATAATAAAACTAATTACTAATGCAAACTTGATAAACCACCACATATTAGTTACCGGCTTTCTTTAATTGTTTGCGTAACATCAATCCGGCGATCGCAATTAATGTAATTCCGATAATGTAAGGCAATGCCTTAACCATTAATGCAATCAATACCGATGAAATTATCATAAACTTAAACAACTTTTTCATTTCTAAACCCTCCCTAGGTTTATTTCTATTTGACGATTATTATATTACTACTACTACTTTTAGTTGTCAACTATTTTTTCTAATTTTTCAATCCGCATTTCTAGCATCTTTTTGTAAAGCATCATAGCCGATAGTTGAGTCTCCATCATAACACCTTCTGCTTCAGTCGGAACTGTACCATTTTCGAGGAAACGTTTCAGCCGCAAAATCTTAACGTCTAATTTTCGATATTCCTTGATTAGTTTATCCAATACCATCATTATAGATCCTCCTCCTTAACAAATACGCCGTTAATTGTTTTCCCCTTGCGGTTAGCGATTACGTCGTACGCGTCTTCTAGTGCTTTATCTGGATCGATACCGCATTGCAAGGCTAGAATGATAACCGTAACCATCGTGTCGCCGATGCTGTCATAGAATTGTGGGCCGTTGTGCTTGTTGTGCGCTTCGGCCAACTCACCAACTTCCTCAACGACTTTAAGCAACTGCTTGTCTGCGTTTGCGTGATGTAAAATGTCCCGTTCATTGGCCCAGTCTTCTAACATCTTAGTTGTTTTTTGCATTATACTCGTTCTCCTCTTTTGCCATTTCGATATATTTTTCCAAAAATTCAATTTCCTGTTCAGCCGTCATATTTTCAACGATTTCCGTGTCGCGTTCGCCGTTGTCTAGTACAAGGTCTCCAAGCGAAAACAGCTCGTAAAGCGGAAAGCGTGTCTCTCCGACAACAACATCCATGTTGTATAAACGTTCTAACATGTCAATCTGTTCTTGTGTCATATGATAAAATCCTCCTTGAACGTTTCTTCTAACATCTTTATAGAAGTAACTAAGCACTTAGTTAAACGTTTCGGCTTGTTGTCTTCTGCTGGTGTTTTGATTGAATAGTAATATTTGTCATCTCTGTAAATTTTGTATTCGGCAATCGGCATCCAATCATAATCATAGATTGTTTCAATCCCGCCACCTTCGCTATCAAGTTCAAACTCTGTATTAAACATATTCATTACCTACCTTTCAATAACAACTATACTACTACTACTGTTTATCATTGTCAACATATTTATCAATTAAATATATCAATGCTCCCGAAGATATTAACGATGTTAACAGTATTGCCGTAACGTCCATTATGATCGCTCCTTGATGTTTTTATATGCAATTGACCAAAACAACACTGAAAACAAAATCGTTAGCAAAATCACTAACCAGCATGCGCTAATCATATTAATTACCTCCTTGTTTTCTATGTCTATTATATTACTACTACTACCATTTGGTGTCAACGTTTTATTTAAATAAAATAAAAAGACACCCGTTAAGGTGTCTAATCGCACATATTAAAGTTTTCCAGCGTCCCAACGTTTTGAAAAACGTTCTACTTCTTCCGGTTCGATCTGTGAAACTGATAAAATTTCAGCTGCTAAATCTTCATCATTATCTTCCTGTGCACGCTTCAACGCCCAGTAAGTAATGTTGTTGCGCGTTCCCGGTTCTGCCGTCTTAACACGTTCCAATAGTCCAGTTTTGTCGCTGTGTGGCAACCCAACCATTGGCCGCTTGTAATTAATCATGATATTAGTTCCGCCTACGTAGAAACGATGTGAGATGCTAAATCCGGACGGATCTACATTGTCTCCCAACTGCTTAGCGATTGCCTGCGCATTCGCCTTGTAATTGTCATCGTCCGTCGATTCGATACCTGGGATCAAGATACGATAGCGCAACTGATCTGGCGTGCTTGAACTTGTTTCGTAAGCCAGATAATCATACGGAAGTTCGATTTCATCTAATGACTTGAATTTACTATCATCAACATCAATAACGACCCCGGTTGCACCGTCAATGCTATCAAGTGTCGCGTCTTTGCCAGTGAAGAACGCTAGCAACGGTTGTTCCTGCTTAGGCGTATCGGCAGACGCTTTTATGTTGTCGGCAAACCGTGAGAATGATGTCGTAACAGTGCCGACATTCTTAGTATCAGTAATTCCCGTCATCATGCGAATTTTAAATTCATCAAAGTTAGCTTGAACTGGAAGTGAAGTGCTACCGTAAACAGCGTTTTTAACGTCTTCTGCGAAAATTTCAGCCGGGTAGCCATACATCGTTGCGCCGTCAGCCGTGAAGTTCTTAGGCTTTGACTGATTACGTTTGAACCGTCGCATTGCTTCGACACCAAACACTTGAACTAACGTCTTGTTAGACGCGCCACCGTTGCTAACAATGTATTCTTTAATATCTTTATATTGTTCTTCCTGCGTTTCAGTCCACTTATTACGGTAACTTGCTTCAATCAATCGTCTAGTTGGTTTGCCAACGTGAGCCATGATGTCTGCTGGATCCAAGTCATGCAGTTCGCCAAGTTCCTTACGCGTGAACTTAGGCATGCTGTTATCTAAGCGCAATAAGATGATACGTTTGCTTACTTGTGGCTTACTGTAAAACTCTTCTTCGTTGTTAGTGGCAATCACTGAACTACCTTTAAATGTCATCACGCCACGTTCACCACTGCTAGCCGTAACGTTTCCTTGCTTTTCGTTCATAAAGTTTTTAATAAAATCTTCGCTAACTGGTGCGTCTTCGTTATCATCATCGGTGATGACAAGGAACTTATCGGCTACTTGCTTGTTCCACGTTCCAGCGTCGAAACTGAACCGCCCACGTGCCGGCATGATTACCGAAGCTGAACCATATAACGCGTCAAGCGCGCCTGTGATGATACTTTTACCACTACCTGGTGCAAAACCAAGCATGAGGTGCTTCTTAACATCTCCACGTTCGTCATCGGTGTTAGTGAACGGATAGTTCATAATGTCAGACCATACGCCCGGCCACAACTCGCCTTCGAGCCATTTAATATACTTTTCAAGTGCTGCATTCGGACGGTAGTTGTAAATTGCGTCCGGATACATTGATTCCAGTGAATATTTATCCTTGGCAATGTACTTAACAACGTCGTGCAACAGTTCGCCGGCTTCTTCGGTAGCCTTATGCTGCCGTGGGTCGGCGGCGTCACGAATTAAGTCAACCGTTTGGTCGATTGTGTATTCATGGTTACGATACTCGAACCGTCCAATAACACTTTCCCCCAGCCGTTGCGCCTGTGTCACTTCGACTTCTTCGCCAACTTTTTCAAGTGCCATATACGTTTTATCTTTATCACTGCCGTGTTCTCCGATCAACGCTTTATATCCATGAAAAATACGCGCTTGCATATCGCGTGTGTTAGATTCCTTTAATAAATCAATTAACCGTTCACGCCCAAACTCTTCTAGCTGTGTCATATGCTCGTGTCTCGCTTTCTAATATTCTCCCTTGTAATTACACTCAACCTATATTAAAACGCCTTACGCTTCGTTTTTGGCGTATTCAACGGCATTCCAGTAGTCGCTGTTCTTAATTTTAGGCTTGGCGATTTTATCAGCCAAACGGTTCTTAATAATCCCGCGTCCATCTGGGTTCATGACAACGTTGTATCCATCGAATCCATTTTCTGTGCGACTAACCAGCTTAGCGTAGCCAGCAACAGAGTTAAATGCCTTGGCGTTCATGGCTGGTTCTTCTCTGTCTTCACTGGTTACTAACGACCATAGCGTAAACAACACGTCTCCTTTATAGTGGATAGCCCACGTACTGAACTTAGATAGCAACGTCTGAAGTGTGCCATATGCTGCGCGTCCGTCAGTATTGCGTCCAACTTTACCGGCCTGAATTGCTTCGACTAACGTCGTTTCTACCGCTGAAATATTATCAAACACGACCAAGTCATAATCCTTAGCCATGCTATCTATTTCAGCGATAAATCCATCGGCGTCATTATAGTCTGATAATTCCGGCTCAACTACCGTAACCGTATCTTCGTGACCAGCCAGCGTACTGTACGATCCATCAAAACTGATAACTAACTTTTTTCCAGAGTGGTTTAAAGTTAATGCTGTTTTTCCAGATCCAACTTGTCCAAGCACCACATAAATGTTTGCGCCATCTTTTAAATTCTTTACTAGTTTCAATTCGAAAACCTCCTAATTTTTGTCGTTATTTTTCTAATTCTCTAATTGGAAAACACTATTTTACCGCTTAGAGAACCATTCGACTGTTTAAATATAGCATGCAGTAATTAGAAAATCAAGCAAAATTAGAAAAAATTAGAAACTTTTCTAATTGCTCAAAGTCAACCATACCAAGGTGTAAGATACTACAATTAGAATAATAAGAAATACTAATGTCTTTTATATACTTATACCTCCTTTATAGGGCAAAAAAATAATTACCGGAGAAAAGTTCTAATTTTTCTAATTCCTGTTTATTGAGGATTAGAAACTGAAAATTTCTCCGGTAATTATTAGTATGTCTGTCATTTGATTAGTTCTATAGTACCACGCCTACAACTTGCCGTCAAACTCATAGACTATCTTTTTAAGCCCTTGCTGCATAATGTGTTTTTGTGACCATTCCGAGTTGTCATCGATAAATACCGGCTCAATTTCCCCGGCCTCGATTTTTTCGACACGATTGTATAAATCGGTAATCATGTCGGCTAAGTCTCCATTGGCCGCAACCTTGCTCATATCGTAAACACGATAGTTAAGTGACTTCTTGTCGATTGCGACAATATAGTAGTTCTCGACCTGCGGCTGAGTAGCCATATAAATCCACGCTTGCATTTCATAATGCGTATTATAGATCCAGTCGTCGAACCGCTCGCCATTCCATACCCGATTAAAGTTTTGCACGGCTACGAACTTGTAATCGATAATTGCGTCATCGCTCAATGTATCTATACGTCCCTCAAACGCCTCGTGTTCGATTTTAACTTCACTGTGGTAATTTGTGCCTAATAACTCTTCACGCAGCTTAGAAGCGACGTCAACCGCATCTGTGATCGTGCTGAACGATTTCTTCAATCCAAGTTCTTCATTGCCACGCATGTACATTGATTTTAATTCATCATCGGTAACATCGTCATCGATTCCGGCTAACATTGCATGCGCAACCTTTCCGTAAGTTAATGCGTCTGACTTCTCGTATTTATACGCTGTTTCGTCGTGTAAGACGTAGTGAGCATAGGCACGTGCTTCGTTACCCAAGTAACGCGAAAGCCGTGTAAAGCTGTATTTTGTCATGCTATTCCCTCCCTGTTGCTGCCCAGATTAAGTTTGCTGCGCTATTATCCGTATTGTCGCCGTTGATATGGCTAACGAAGTGATAGCCGTTAGGATTCGACACAAACGTTTTAGCAATCAACCGCGACACGACATGAGCTTTACCACCAATCATAGCAATTGGCGAACCCTGAACGGTTGGTGTCTGTGTTAGAATCCGCTGTTTGAAATGTTTAACATAGCCGTTAGAAGATTCGCGCGTTCTGGCCAAGCTAACAACTTGGCCGGATGAAGTGATTGCGTAGCCGGGATGTTCTTTCAGTTCTACAAGTTCTCCGACTGGCAATACTAATTTTGTTATTTCATCTAACAACTTTGAATCAGACACCGTACCACGTTGACTTAATAATCCTTCTACTGTTTTCATATTATTTCTGACCTTTCTGCATAACCGCATAAACCAAGAACCCCCCCGAAACCATTCCGATCAATAAACTAGCAACATCAATAACTAACATTTGTTTGCCTCCTTAGCAATTGTAATTAAATTAAACATCAATGCTTGATCAAAGTCTCCCATAGCTGTAACTGATACATGACCGTCAGCATAAACGATAATGTAGCTGCTATCTTTTAACCAATAACTAATCATGACACCGTCTGCGGATTGCATTTCATAACTAACCCCATATAACCCCAACATTGCGGTAACTTTTTTGTTGCTTTCTTCAAATTTCATATTTGTAACTTCCTTTCCTTTTCAATATATTAACTATAACATCATTAAATCTAAAATACAAGCATTATTTAAAATTATTTTTATACAACAAAAAAGCCGCTATTGCTAGCGACTGATTCGGGAGGTTACCGAGGTATGAAAGGTAGTTCCCTCGGTACTCATTAAATATACCATACCTATATATCGGTTGCAATTGTTCGGCACATATAAAAAAGCCACTCCATTAAGAGTGACTTAATCGCGCCCGTGTGGTAGTTCAACCAACCATCGTTGGCGCTTGCTGAACCTCTTCAATAACTAATGATGCTACTTAAACGTGCCTAACGCAACGCCATTTTCGCGAACGGCTACATAATGCCATGCACCGTTGCTTGATTGGTAGGCTGCGTAAATGTAATTTCCGTTACGGATATAGCCTTGGTAGCGAACTGATTCGCTACGGTAGTAATTAATGCCCGTATAAGACATTCCTGGCTTATTCCAGACGCGTAAAGTCCGGTTAGCGGTAAATGTACCGGATTCACGTTTAACGCCGTTAGGCAACTTTACATTGCTGTGTACGGGATTCGTTTGTAGAATCTCGACATTACTGCGTGCGATCCAACTATTAATACCGGAGAGAAGAACCTTTTTACCGCTAACGGCCGTTACGGTGTAGGTGTTACCGCGTACCCATGACGGAATCGCTTCGCCAGTAGACCAATGCTTGGATGAGAACTTTACCTTGACCTTGTCACCTTTTTTAATGTCGGCTTTAGGCGTGTCTTCAGCTTCTTTACCGGAATCAACGGCTGGTGTGTCGGTTACTGGCTTGTTGTTCTTAGTATAGCCGTTGTCAGTGATACCAGTTAAGTCGATGTTACCATCTAATCCGCCAGCGATGTACGTGCTAGTAAACTGGAATAGTGCCACATTTTCCCATGATGGGAAGTAGTTGTAATTTGGCTTTGGCGTAACATTGTAATCCGGATATTCACCAAGCCACAACTTGTACGTCTTAGACACCTGGCTGAGATAAATGTGAGCGTTGAAATAGTTAAGATATCCGTACAACATTGGCGTGTAGCCAGCGTTCTTAATCCGTTTTAACGTGTAAAGGATCGCGTCAGTGTTAGCTTGCTTGTCACCGCTAGCACCATCTTCATAGTCTAACGCTACAATCGAACCCTTAGGTGTCTGAACCTTAGGCAACATGTAATCAAGCATCGCCTTAGCTTGCGTCTTACTTGATCCGAACTCGCCCCACAAGTAAGTGTGGGCGCGTTTTTCAGCAGCGATCGCACTAGCCACTTGCGTATGGTAAGTCCATTGCTCGTAAATTGAACCATGAACCGTCCCACCAAGTTGACTGATAACAAATTTGTCAGATGGATATCCAAACACACCGTTCGCGCCTTGATATTTAGCCCAATCAACTCCTTGGTCGCCCTTGGCAGCTTCGGCCGTGATTGTCGCGCCACCAATCATAAATACTGCTGCAATTGCCACTAATAAACGTTTAAACATTCTTGATAACCTCCTGATAAGCCTTCTCAACGGCGTTTGCGATGATATTGTATTCTACGTCGCCCAATCCGAGTTCGTGTAAGTTGTCTTTAACCCACGCAATTGCGTTAAGTCGTTGAGTTTCACCATCTAACCACTTATCTTCGCCGAATTTCTGTGATGCCTGTACAGCTGCTTCGGCTAGTGGTTTTAGTGCGTTGACAATTGTCGCGGCTTTCTTATTAGCCATCAACATTTTAAATGCAACTACCGCCATCGCTGGCAGACCCGCGGCTACAATTGTCAGTACGATATCAAGTATTGTTCTTGTCATGTTCTTTTAACTCCTTTTCAAGCTCTTCTATTTTCTTTTCTAACTCTTTGTCTTTATCGTCATTACTCGGTGACTTCCCATAAGCGACCGTTATGTAAGCCACTAGAACACTGCCGATGGTGGTAATTAATGCCGTAATAACTGTGTCGCTCAACGCGTTCAACTCCCCGTTATAATCTCGTGTAGCAGCGAACCGAGAACGACTAACGCAAAAAAGTTTTCGAACCCTAAAACTCGCCCCCTTTCAATGTCGTATAGTGTCAGCACAATAAAGAATAACAACCACACGGACGTTAACAGCCCTGCCATAATAGCTTTATAGTACAGATGTTTAATATCCCATAACGTATAAACCAGTGCCAATGTTCCGACAATCCCGATTGCGAATATAAGTGCTGGGTCGTCGAACTGTTCAATAGGCGTATGCCTAGGTGGTGCCGCGCCGAATACGTTGTTATTGATAATAAATATAATCCCTAGTCCGTATGTGGTTACGGCTTGCCATAACCAAAACCTATTGTTGTTTAAATTTTTTAACAATTCATTCACCTCTTATTAAATAAATATTGGCACTAATTATCAGTAACGGAAACAGTTATTGAATAACTGCTAAGTGTTTGCTTAGCAAAAGTAGGAACATTATATACTTCTAATGTTGAATTTTGTTGAGCAGTTGGTACAAAATGGAATAAACACATATAAATAACACCCGCAACTCTTGTATATCCGGCTAAGTTAATTGTTCCAGGTGTTACTTGTCCAGCCAAATAGAAGGTAAAACGAGTACCTGATATCGTAACGTCAACGTTTGCTTTGATGTTAGCGTAATAATTAAGGTCGCTTGAGACTAATGCGTTCGAGCTAGTAACGCTATTAACGGTTCCGGTTACTTTGTTTCCCATCAATTTAGACATTTGATTCTGTTTGAGTACGTTGTTCGTATTCCCTGCAGCGTCCATCGTTGAGTTGTATAGTCCTATTCTTGCGTTCGAGTTATCCTGCAAAAATACATTACACCGTTCAATGTGAGCGTCCTCTGTAACGTTTGCGTTACCAGTTAAGTCTGCACATGTCCAACCATTAAACCTAACGTTAGAATGCAGCATGTAAAGTGCGTTATTCTTCCAAGCTGAAAAACCAGTTGTGACTAAGTTGTCAACATAAATATGGTTACAGTTAATGAATACAGCTGCCTTAACGGATAAACCTTGCGTTTTGACCATAATATTATCAACGCCTACAAATGTTAATGTTTCATCTGGCATATTATTCAATAGAGTCAACTGCTTGACAGCCGTTGATGGGGTTCCTATACAAACGCAAGCTTCAAGCATACTAGAAAACGGGTTGCTGTAAGTGCCGTCAGGATTGTAATTAATGTTGTTGCCAACATAGAATTCGATAGTGTATGGCTCACTGTTTTGTGTAGAGACAACAGTCGAACCAGAAACAGGGATCTTAAACGAACTGTTTGTTTCATAAAATTGTGCTAAACCGCCCCAACTACCAATGTTAATTGCAGAAGATACATATATTTTTCCATTATCATTGAAAGCTAAACCTTCTAATTCACCGGTAGGGTATAGTCCTTCTTGGAATTCATCGAATACATAAGTTGTTCTATAAGTTAGTTTTTGGTTTTTAAAGTCAATATCATAGCGCCAAATTTGAGACTTGCGGCCGCCAATCCAATACAAACTCGTACCATTTACTTGGACTCCTTGCATATACCATGGGTCATATCCAATCAAATCCGACCATTTAATCGTAAATTTCAATTTCCATGAAGAATCATAAAATTCCATCGTTTTATTATCACTAATTACAAAGCAATCGTCAACGTTATCGTATCCCACGGCATGAATTTCTGGTAAACCAGTAATTTCTGAAAGGTCAATATTTTCGTTTACAGTAAGCGTTGCCGGATCTATTTTAAGAATGTTTTTTAGCTGGACAACGCTGCCGCTTGACGTATCTTCGGCTGGTGCTAGATATAGGAATCCGTCTTTGGAGTTATATGTCATGCTATTGCCGTGATACCCTTTGATTTCATTTGAAAGTTCTTCGACGCCGGTTTCTACATCGAACATTGTTAGTGTGCCTTTAGTAACATCTAAGGGAGTATAATTTTGAAAATATTGGACTACTTTCGTTCCACCTAATCCCGCAAACCCTTGAGCGGTTGAACCGGTTGTTCCTTGAGTGTGGTACTTTCTTCCAAGTCTGTGCATTGTTGCGTAGCCGGCTGCATCATCACGTGATTTTTTGTCAATTTTGTTTACTTCGTCTTGCGTATAAAAAACATTATTAAGGCCACTAACGATCTCATCAATTTCATTGCGACTATAGAACGTTCCATTTTGATATTCTTCATAGATAGCATCAATTTTTGATTTTAAGTCTCTGATCGTACCATCAATGATTGTGATGTAATCGTCGGCTTTGTCTTGACTAATGTCGATAGCTTTTTTAACGATAAAAATCAAGTCGTACGTCGTTTGTTGACCGTCGGTATCATTTAACGAGAAGTAAGCCCGTGTAATCTTTCCTGATTCGCTCCACAACGCATTAGGGATAGCATAGTCAAATTTACCATTAATGGCGTCAGTCAGCGTAACACCTAAGTTATCAGCGACAACTGCAGTTCCCTTAGCGGTTTCAGCCATCAAGTTAATTGTTTGGCCGGTTAAATCAACCGCAGTTCCTCGGTCTGTAATCGACACGTGCAACGTAACGGCGCCATTCTTATCTCCTTGGCGCCCAACAATAGGCTCCGGAATTGTTGCGTTGAAACTGTCTAAATTAATATCATAGCTTCGTATTGTCATAACTTGTTTCCCCTTTATATTCAGAAGTTTTATTGTTTTCTTCAATTGTTTTGACTTCTTCGTAAGTCATATCAGTTTTTAACAATCGTTCGTTTTCGTGGTCGCGACGTTTTGCCTTGATTTCCCATGCAAACGGAGCATTAGGTATATCAGATTCGACAACAAAACTATCTTCGTTGCGTTCGGATACCCACACATGCGCAGCACTGTAAGATTGTAAGAACACTTGATAAGTCACTGACGTGTTTACCGTATCGCTGAACAGCTCATCGATTTTAACAACAACGCGTTTAGTGTCACCGGTATCAGATTCTCCCATGTCACCGAAGTAGCTTTCAGCCATTTCATAGGCCGGCGTGGCGCGCACGCCATCACGTGTGACAACAGCCGCGTTTTTAGTACCGTTATACACCGTAAAATCGTTCATCACGTCTACATGATCTCCGTATACGTTGAGCATGTTAGTACCGCCGTTGTTACCGCTAATCGCAACTTGTTGTTTACCCATAATCCAGAACGTGCTGTCTTTTTGGCTAACAATATCGCCATCGGTGATATAGTTACCAGATGAGTACAGTTGCGCTTGAACGTTCAAGTTAGATTGACAGTTACCGAACAGCTTATATTGTGGTTGGTCTAGTGTTGATGTTTTCGGTATTTGAAACACCGCTCGCGACAGTGATTGATCTTCATTAGATTGGTTAATACTGAATATATAACCAGGCGAATTCCAAATTGCAAACCCGTTAACTTTTCCGGTAGCTTGATCGTTAGTTGCGTAGATACCACCCATAGAATCGCCATCATTGAAATACTCCATATTACCTTTTTGCAACGTAATTCTAAATTTATCAACATCATCAACCGTATTATAAGTGATACCATTGATAACACCAGCGACAATGTTACTAGCGTTAATGTTTTTAATATTGATGTTTTGCCCGTCGATTGCTTCTGCCGTGATGGCGGTTTTGAAAGTTTGCCCGCCGTCAGTAGAAACGCCAATTCCGGCTGAATTAAGAATAACGAGCTTGTTACGGTCACTTTTATCAATCGCAATAATTCCTTGGTCGGTAAACTTTAATTCAGTACGTGCGGCTAGAATGCTGTCAGTAGCTAGTTTCATTTGGCTGCTAAACCAAGCGTCTGGTAATGTAGCGTCACCGTTGATGATATCGGTAATTGTATTATTGACTGAAGATGAACCGCTGGCTTGGTGTTGAGCCATTGTCAAGTCTCCACAAGTAACTTCCACTGAAATGCGATTGCCGTTTATGTCATAGCTGCTGACAACCTGAACAATTCTGACTTGGTCTTCAAAATTAAGTTTCTCATCAACAACCGTGATTGTGTCGCCAGCGGTAGCCATTGCGTACGGATAACCAGCATTTTGTAAATCGAGCATTGATAACGTGATTGAAATAGTCCAGCTATTATCAACACGTGTCTTAACGGCGTTTAATAAATTCTCGCTAATCGTATAACGTTCGTCGCTCACTGGCTCAGCTTCGATCCTGCCAAATTTCTCTTTATAGTAGTCGTATAACGGGCTATAATATTCGACTTGCAGTTGTGGGCTCGTGGTGTCGTCCGGATCGTCATGAGCTCCAAAGCCGACGCCATACGTTGCGAATGAGCTGTTATCAGTTTCAATTTCAGCTTTTTCCAAGTTAAAACCATATCTAACAACCGTTGCCAAGTCTGAACCGATTTTATCTTTAATGTAAACCGTTTTACCGTCTACGTAGAATTCGGCAGATACTTGGTCGATGATGTCATTGAATAAGTCTAGTCTGCTTTTTAGCCCCCAGTTTTCTTTTTCGAATGCTGTGGCATTAACTTCGTTGATGTAGGTGTAACCCGTACCATCGAAGATAGCTCTTAAATATTCGTTAAACGGGTGTGAACCATTCCATTGCTCGTGAAACGCCGTCTTACTCATTTTATAGAAAAACATTTGAACCGCCGTGAATGACACTGTATTGTCTTCATCATTCTTAGTGAACGTTAAAACGCAATATTCTTCGTTGTCAAACACAACAGTCCATCCGCGAGCAATTCCATTTTTAACCGCGTCGCCGAAGTAAATCGTGCCAGTTAGTGACTTCTCACCGTTAACGCCTTCAGTTCGCTTAAATTCTACGTCAGCAATGTATTCATCATTGGCGACGTCTTTAAAAACTGCCATTAAAGCCCCTCCTTATGCGTATAAATTTTGGAAATTCAATACTTTAATTGTACCATGTAAACTTGATGAAAGCGTGTTGGTGACGTTAGGCAATAACTTAAAATACGCTTTGTTAGTCGACCTAACGACGCTTAAACCGTTTTTTGTATATTCGTACCCTGATAATTTTAAAACGTCTCCATTGTAAACTTGGCCGTTATACGTTAATTCAGTTCCGTTAACGTTTAACTTGAAATTACTTCCACTTTCTTTTGCAGTGAACTCGATTGAGAACCCTTGTTCGAGTTGGCTACAAGGTACTGTCCCGGCATATGGAATAACTAAGTTGTCGGTATTGTAATACGTATTAATATACCATTGGTTATATTCAGGGTCTTCTGGTGCCGGTGTCCATGGAGAAGCAGAAGTTCCCGCTTCAAACTTTTCCTGATTCCAAGATATATTCGTGTCTGAAGTATAAGATTGGCTAAAATACCATGGTGTCAAATTAGCATAAACCGCATTGCTTGGAGCCGTAAATGTATTTGTAAAACGTCCTCCATTAGCTGTCCATAGATTATCTTTGCCTGCTTTAGCATATATTATATTTTTATCAGCGTCGAGCCAAGCTATCGAAGAGTGTCCCGTATGTCCCATAGTAATCATCGAAATGCTATAAGTGTATGTTTCTCCTCCAACAACGCTGACTGTGGCAAAAGAATAACCGCTAATTAATTGGCTGCCAGCTTTGACAACACCGGTTTTAACTGCTTTTGTTCCTGTAAGCAGGTTTTTGCCATAGTATGGCACGTTCGGCTTAACATCTAAATCACGCGGCACACTTTCACCATATGGAATTTTTAACGTCGTGAACTCAACTGACATTTTATACAACACCGTGCCGCCGACATTACCTTGAAATTCGTTTTCAATTGACGACGCATAAACGTAAAAACGTTTGTGGCTAGGACGTGTCATCATGTGTTCGTAAACTTCCCCCTCCGTTTCACCCGGTCGCTCGAATCCTTGCCCGATTTCTCCGCGCATTTCAGTAATATAGATGCCTTCTGGGTCTGACAATAACGCAAAAAGGCGCTCTTTGAGCGTCTCTTCTTCGTATTGGTCTTCCGCACGGTAAAACCCTTCAAGCTTCACCTTTTTGTTTTCGTGCCAACCGCCAAAATCAACGGATCCACTGCGGCCCTGAATGTTTGTGCTGTTACGTGCGATGGTTGGCGCTCCCTCCTCAAAGGAAGTAACCAAAAATCCTAACTGACTTAAATACGTTTTGTTGTTGCCTTTTTCAACTAATAAATCCATTTAAACCGCTCCTATCTGAAAAATCTGTCGTGTATTGAACTTTCTGCTTGTCCTTGGTTAACGATCGTCTGAATCTTGTCGCCTACAAGTTCGTTATGAACATAGAACGTTGGTTTCACCCAATTATCTTCGTCAACACTATTATTAATATCTCCACCGGTATATGCAGCGCCTTGCATGGCATATGTGTCTGCTTTAATTTCTCCGGCTATACCGTTAATGCTCGTTGCTAGTTGTCCCGCCATAGCACTAACGTTCTTTTGAACGTCGCTAAATCTAGATGTTAGCCCGTTATTCAAACCAGTCATAATTGCGTCGCCGGCTGGGATGAGCAACCTAGCGTCATAACTGATAGGGCCTTTGTGAGCTTTTATCCATCCCGCAATACCACTAACGAAATGTTGTACAGGTCCAAATCCGGCTCGAATACCAGAAAGAAAGCCACTCATCAACGAACTACCATTACTGCTCAAATCTACTCCAGATGTTCCTGACTTAACGGCGTTAGCGCTACTGCTACCTAAGTCCCTACCAACTGAATTAGCGTGACCTTTTTGGCTTCCTAAACCGTTGGCAGCTGCGCTACCAGCAGAAGATCCAGCACCAGTGAAATAACCTGAAGTTGATTTAATTCCTGAAGCACCTGAACTTCCCAGTGAAGAACCGGAAGATTTTGCACTTCCAGATTTACTTTTTAAACCGCTTGCCGCAGCACTACCATTGCTTGACCCAGCTGAATGATAAGAACCAGAAGTTGAACTAACACCAGAAGCGCCAGCCTTACCAACCGAAGCCCCAGCTGATTTATGGGATCCTTTGGTGTTGGCAATCGCTTTAGAAGATTCAATAGCAGCGTTACCACCTGCTAATTTGAATGCCGCTTGCCCGGCTGCAGATGCAGATGTACCAGCAGACTGAATGACATCAGTAGCAGCACCGATAGCATCATACTTCTTGCCGGTAAATCCAGCTTTCAAAGCATCGATAGCGATACCACCTAATTCAACAAATTTGCTAAGATAGCTAATAATTACAGCAACGATTGCTGCCATCGTAGCCCCCATTATTTGAACTAATAACGGCAATCCTGTAACGAATGCTAATGCAAGTTGACCAATCAACGCGATACCAGCAGCCACAATTCTAACAGCATTATCTCCAATTGCCGCAGCTAATGCAACGATCAAGTTAACTCCGGCTTCAACGATCGAAGGAATTGCAGCGGCCAAAGCATTTATTAAACTAACAATCATAGCTGCGAATGACGCTACTAGCGCTGGCCCATTCGCTGCGATAGCGTTCATCATACCAGTTAACATCTGCATAAAGCTTGCTGTCATCTGTGGTACCGCCATCGCCAGCTGAGCCATCATTGACGTCAGCATGTTAATGAAAGCTGCTGAAATTTGTGGTGCAGCCGTTAATATTCCAGTAATGAACGATGTTAGCATAGCAGCAAAGCCGGCTCCCATCGCTGACATAACTGGTACAATTGCCGACATATGTCCAGATAATAATACAATTGCCTTCGCGACTTGATTGATGCCAACGCCAAATGCCGCAACGCCGACGCCAATTGCTAGAATGGCTGCTCCAAATACACCGATTCCCACGGCGCCGGCGGTTAATGCTGGCCCGAGAAGTGCGAACACGCCAGCTAATGCAGCGATACCAACTGCCAACGCTACCATTGTTACTTGTGCGCCAGTCCCTGCGTTTGCCAAGCTAATAGCCGATTGAACAAGTAATGTAATACCGGCGGCAGCAGCGAGTACACCAGCTCCGACTAATGCAACCGCTGCCCCCATCTTAAGGAAGTTTGCTGCACTCGCGCCTGCAGCGGCGGCACTGCTATTAGTCGTTTGTGCCATAGGCGACAAGCTGCTATTGGTTGTCTTGGCAGCATTACCAGCGCCAAGTAGCCGCCCGGCAGCACTTGCTGCGCTCGTACCTAATCGTGCAATGCCCTTAACCGCACTGCTGGCAACGCCAATAATCTTGCCGGTTGACGTAATAAAGCCGCCAATACCAGTTAACGCTGGCCCGATTACCGGTGAAAGACCAATGAATCCACGGACAACTTGAGCGATTCCACTGCTTGATTCGTTTGACCAAGTCAACGTTTTGTTAATCATGTCAACCATGCCACCAGTGATCGTACTTTCTGAAGCCATTGACTTGTTTCGAAGTGATTCCCAGTTACCGGAAACTTGGTCAAGTTTTGCACCGATGTTCTTTTGCATTTCTCCGGCTTGACCGACTAAGAACTTGTGCGATGTAGCACCGTCTTTACTTGCCTTTGTCATAGCGTCGGCGTACGCATCCCATGATGTAGCTGTTTTGCCTGTCTTATCCTTAACCGAATCTAGCAATGGCGCAATGGCGTTCATACCGGCCGCACCGAACAACGTTTTTAACGCTGCCGCTTTTTGACTTTTTCCCATACCATCGGTAGCATCGGCAACTTCGTTAAGAATCGTTTTAAATGGTTTTAGTTTACCGCTAGAATCGTTGTATGAAATACCAAGCTCTTTCATAGCGCCCGCCGCTTTATCGCTAGGAGCTTGCATGGATAGGATTGCATGTGACAGGTTTTGAGAAGCACGTTGAGCGGTAAAACCTCGGTTGGTTAACAGCCCGATGCCTTCCGTCATTTCTGTCATGCCGTAACCGGCTAACTTGGCAACCCCGCCAATGTTACTAATTGCGCCTGACATATCTTCTACTGACGCGTTAGACAAGTTAGCTGTTTCGGTAAGAATTGCAGCTGCACGTTCAGGTGACTTTAAAGAGTCTCCCCAGATGTTCATTGATTGCTGAACCGTCCCGGCCGTTTGCTGTAAGTCTGCACCTGTCGCAGTAGCTGCACGGGCAATAGCAGGAAACTCGTCCTTGATGGTGTTGATTGAGGCACCGTCTTGTGCCATTGCAATCATGGCATCCGCCGCGTCTTGGGCGCTCAATGGTAAGTCGGCACCCATCTTATTAGCCATGTCAGCTAATCCTTTAATGTCTTTACTTGTACCACCGGCAATAACGCCAGCCTTGTTCAGTGAGTTCTGGAAAGTCCCATATGATCTTAGTGAGCTAACACCCATTGCAGTAGTTGCTGCTCCAGCCGCCATCGTAACTTTACCGATTGATGACATGCCACTGGAAACTTTACTAGCTAACGAACCGACACCGCTTTGCATCCCTTGCGTGCTATGCGTCATTGCTTGCATTGAATTAGTATATCCACTAATGTTAGCAGTAAATGTTGCTGCTACTTGTGCCATGTGTTAACCTCCTTCTTTTTATTTATTCTCACCGCTGAATAGCTTGCCAACCTTGCCGATCATTGACGCAATTCGCTTGTTATTTTGCGGGGTATTTTTCTTATTAGTTATTTTTCTTTCAAGCTTATCCAGCCCGGAGTTCATCTTAGATAGTGCCCGTTTAGGCTTATCTGCGTTAGAAAGTCCAGCGATATAGATTGCTTGGTCGAGTTGGGCGCGCCGCATATCCACATCTCGCAAGTTCAAGCCATCCATTAACGCTTCTGCTTCCCATTTATATAAAGAAAAAGGATAACCGACATCGGTTATCCCTTTACGCGCGAAGTCAATTATGAAAGACTCTTCTTCAGTTCTTCCAGCGTATCGTGCTGAAGCTGTTGCGCTTGCTTCTCTTCGTCCGTTTTCGCTTTCTTCGGTTTCTGATATTTTTCCATAAAGCTTACTAAGCGTTTTGCGGCGCGATGGAAAAAACCCGAGGCGAATAATTCGGCTTGTAAGTCTTCACGCAACTTATCCATTTCGCCGTTTTCTTCGTACTTATCAAGTAAATCAAAAATATCGTTTTCATCAACGTCAGGTAGTAACACATTTAATGCGTCGTGGACTGCCATTTCGTCGCCAGTTACGAACTTAATCCACAGTTGGCTCGCGCCGTCATTAGCGTTAGGAGCGCTTGAAAGAATTGAGTTAGCGCGGAAATAAGCGCGAAAATCAAACTTAACATCTTTATCGTTAATTTTTAACATATCCGATAACCTCCATAGGGTTTAGTTATTCGGTAACCGTTACGGATACCGTTGTTTCTAGTGTACCAGATTTTACCGTAATTGTCGTTGATCCGGCCGCAACACCAGTAACTAAACCAGAACCGCTAACCGTGGCTGTACCTTCGGCTGCTGATTCGTAAGTTGCTGCTGCGATAACAGCACTTGCGTCGCTTGCGTCTTCCGGTACAGCCTTAACAGCAATCTGTTGAGTGCCAGCAACCGCTACGCTGATACTCGCTGGTGTTGCACTAATTCCGGTGGCTTCAGAACCTGCGGCGTCGGTAAATTCGCCTTCAGTTTCGCCTGGGCGTTCGAAGTAGTAAAGTTGGGTAAGCGCCGCGCGCATTTCATCGGTTAATGGGAAAGTTGCATCCTTACCATCTTTCCACTTATCAGCCAGCTTACCAATGATGTTGATAGTGAATTCTAATTCGCTGAAGCTGTCACCGTCTGTAATATCCATTGAATCTACAACGCCATAACCAAACATGGCTGGATATGCTTTGTGGTCGCCTTCAACAACTGCTACACGATCGTCAACTTCTACACGCCATACCTTAACTTGCCGACCGTTGTGCTTAGCGTCCATGATAATCTTAGAAGCATTGTCACCAGGAACAAAGTAAGAACTTAAATCGACTGAATCTTCGTTAGTTGACGCAGCCAACACACGGCCCATCTTAGTTTGTTCGTCGATTGAATCGCCTTCGATAGATACGCTACCTTCGGTTTGGTGGGCTGGCAATACAGCTGGAGATCCAATTGGTGCCACTGTCTTATCTGTCGATTGAATGAAATACCAAAAATCTTTACCACGGAATTGGGTATCTTTTACATACGTGATACCGTTATTAATCGTTGTTTCTGCCATGCTTATAACACGCTCCTTATAATGTTACTGTGACTAATAACATGGCGCGCTTGATGTCACGTCCCGTGCTGTCGTCAACAGTTGTTTGTGTTGTCAGTGTGTCCCAGCGCACTGGCGTTCGACTGATTGCACGCTTCACCGTGTCAATCATATCTTCGAAGTCAAGTGGCGGGGTAGTGCCTTCTGCGTACAAGTCAATCTGCTGCGTAACTTGGTTCAGTGTGTCGAACTTGTTAGACATGTCAAGGTCGGTATGGACGTTGATGTGAACCAGTGGTAATGCGTCAGCTTGGCTTGGCTGCTTGTATTTAACTTTAATATTTTCAGCCGCCAGCTGGCTGGCTATGAGTTTGTACCAGTCTGTTAATTTCATATCATGTCACCCGCCTTTTTTAACGCTTGTTCAACCGCCTTATAAAAAAACGGCGTTGCTTCTGTCGTACCGGTACGCATAAAAGGTCTAGCACTCATTTTATAAGTACCATACTCATTATAACTTGAATACTCGGCTTTCGCCACGTATCGACCTGTTATAACGTCTCCTTCCCCCCGTACAGGCTCCGGCTGTATATTCCTGCGTAAATACCCAGTATCAACTGGTGCGACTCTCTGTGAACTTTCAGTAGCCTTTGATAGAGTTTGCTTCATTGCCGTTTTTGTAACATTACGCGCTTCTTTAGCTGATAAGTTAAGCTGGCTATATAAATTGTATAGCCCTTTAAAACTAACATTAAAACCTCTACCCGCCAATAGTTAATACCCTCACTTTCCGACCTTTGATTGCTTCGATAACGTTATGCTGCACGCCATCAATCTCTACACGGTCTGGAATATCAATACGATTCTTTAAATGCACTTCTAACGGTGACGTTTTAAGTAAGCCGTACATGCTTAGCTTTTGCAGGTTGGTAACCGGCTGAATGCAGCAAGTTACGCGTTTCTTAACTGAACTAGCTTCGCCAGTCAACTCATCTTCAGGCCCATCCATATAAACGAGTGTAATTCTATCATTATATCGCATTATACAAACCTCATTCCCGGACGGCGACGTTTAAAGTTATCTCGGTAAATGTCTAACGCGTCCGCGTATTCCGATAAATCAATAACGTTCCACGTGTTGCTAATTTCTCCCTCGCTTGATGACTTCTTACCCTCGTCGCCGATTGCGTTGTACATACGCACAGTGATCTCTTTAATGATGTAATCAAGGTTAGCCGGCAAGCTCTGGCGAATGCCGCCATCTTGGTTAATATACGCCAGTACCCGTGCCGTGGCGTCGCTGATTAACTCCGTGATTAATCCATCTTGTTCTTTATCAGTTAATCCGATTCTTAGTTTTACTGCTTCCAATGTGTTCAATTCGTTCACTCCTTATTATGATTAATAAAAAACGCACCCGCGTCCGGGTACGTTAATTATAACATGCTATTCGTGGACTGTTACAGCTACACTAGCCGTAAACGTTCCAGATGTTGCGGTTACGTTGGCAGTACCGGTAGCAACCGCCTTAATTGTACCATCCGCAACCGTTGCGGTAGCCTCTGTATCACTTGACCAAGTAACCGCTGCTAGAACAGCCGCTTTGTCATCGGCGTCAGTCGGAACAGTATCAACAGTGACAGCTCGTGTATCGCCTACTGCAATGCTGGCGGTCGCCTGTGAAAGCTTAATACCCGTCGCATTATTCGGCGCTACGCTTTTGGGGTTGCAGTGAAGATAGCTTTCTTGTTGTCGTCTAAGATAAAGCTACCAGCCTTGCCGGCACCTTGTAAAGCAACACCATCGAAGTCTTCTGATTCGATAGTTCGAGTGGTTACGATACCAGTAAACGCGCGGCCGATATTATCAGGCGTGAAGATGATAGCCTTGCCACCCATGTACTTTTCAGGAACCTTAGTAATAACGATGTCACGGAAACGAACGATTCCGTTTTCATCGATGTTTACAGCTGAACCCTTGTTTGAAGTTACAAGGTTGTGGTCGATGATCGCGTTGTAAACTGCTGCGGTAACGTAGGCGCGCACAGGTACAACCACTTCTAAGTTAGTGTACTTTTCAACGGCGGCTTCGAAGATGGCGTTAACGTCGTCAACTTCTCCTAAGTCGTTGCCAGATACGGAAGCAGCAGCGGCGATTAAAGCGGCACCTAATTTCGTGTTGAACATGCGAACCTTAGCTTGTGCTTGTAAGTTCAACCGGTCAGCAACAGCAGCGTTCAAGTCGTTGTTAACAGTGAAACGGTCTAAACCTTCGTGCATAGCCCAGTTAAATTCGTAAGGCACATCGGTATCGGTGTAAATGATTTCCTGACGTTCGCCGAAACGTGTTGAGTTGCCGGTACCGATACCCATAGCAACGGCTGCGCCAGTGTCATATTCACCGACTACAACAGGAACGTCGTTGGTCTTAACGCTGAATGCAGTAGCGTTGTTTTGAACGCCGTCTAATGCTTGCAATGCACCGAACGTTGGCGCGAATACAGATTGTACACCGAATACCGTTTGCATTAATTGTGCGAATTGTTTTGTGTATGTGCGTGCTGGTAAATTGTTGTTATTTGTTGCCATGATAATTTAACCCCTTTTTATTTTTCATATTGTTTTAGAATCGCTTGAAATGGATCGTCAGCGTCTTTTAACGTCGATGAGCCGTTACTTGGTGCGGTGGTACGGGCGTTTGCTTGAATCCCTTGCTTGATACCATCATCAACTGTCGCTTTCAACGTTTCGACAGCCTGTTTAATAGCGTCGGCGTCACCTAGAACAGTGAGACTATCAGCTAAACCGTCAGGCAAACCGCTATCGGATAATAGCGCGCGCGTTGCAAGTGACAGTTCTTTTTGCTTAACCGCTTGTTCACGCTGCGTTAACGCGTCCATCTTGGCTTTAGCTTCCTCGGCCGCTTTTTCGTCAGCAGACATCTTAGCAAGCCGTTCGCCCTCGCTTTTAGCAGCTGCTAGTTTTTCTTCCATATCTTTCTTCTGCTTTTCGAGCGCCTTAGCTACTCGCTTGTCAGCTTCACGATCAAGGTCTGAACGCGTAAACGTCGTTTCCTTCGCTGGTTCTGCATTCGGCTCTACTGGTTCTTTTTCTACTGGTTCTACTACTTCTGGTTCTGCCATATCTATACACTCCTTTGCACGTTATATGCGGTTACCGGCCCCGCCCACGTATTCGCACAGGTACGACCACACGCATATAACCCACTTATTGTTTTTCGTCAGTCGGAACCCAACTACACATACAGTACGGGTGACGCGGTTGCATACCGTCGGCGTCTCTCAAACTATACGTTTTGCCATCCAATGGTGCACAGATCCGACACGCACCGGTATTCGCTACCCACTTCAAGCGTGTATAACCAGCGTCTTCAGCAGCTCGGATATTCTCTTCAGCCATGATTCGTGCTGACTCCGTCATAAGTAAACGGCGCGCCTGATTATAGGTAGCTTTAAACTTGTCACGAATGTACTTCGTTTGTGTAACTGGGCTATCGTTAGCTAATAGGGCTTGCTTCATGATGGCACGCACATCTGATTGTAACGCGTCCATACTTGACCAAATTCTATCAGACCATCTGACGTTGTTAATTGTACCATCTACTAAGTCGCTTATGCTACCCTTAGACACGCTAGAATACTCTTTAAACGTCTTCTCAACGATTTTACGTGCTTCATCTGATAAATACCTATCACTATATTTAACGAGCTTAGAACCGATTTTAAACGCATATACGAACGCAGCAAGCGCGATTAGTTCGTCGTTGTTAGCTGGCTGGGTGTATCTCACGGCTTCGTCAGCCATTGCCTGTTGTAACTCCGCAAGTGATTGCTGGTCTGGGTATTGCAAGTCATCCGTATGCGTGTAATCCGGGTGACGTTCAACAAAATCATACCACCACGCAATCAGATCACGCATACCAGCGTTAATTATCTTCTTCGCTTCCGTCGGATTGTTCCGCAACCGTGCGTCCGCGAATTTCCTCATCGCTTCCATCGTCGGTCTGTCCGCCATACATTACACCTCCCATAGTGTTAGCTGTCTGTTCCCGCTGCTTATCCATCATGTCGATAATTTCCTGTACGTCGGTTACACCTGGCAAGAACTGATACAGGTATTCTTGTGGGATCTGTGCACCAGCGTCAACTAATGTCTTAACCGTCGTAACGTCGTCGGTCGGCAAGTTATCACGATATGTGAATGTAATGTCACCAGCTTCAATATCCCAGGTATCAAACAAATCAGTTTCGAACCGCTGAACGATTGCGTAACGTTTATACATACCGCGATTAAACGCGCGACGCTTCGTGCTGGCTAGTTCGAACGTGCCAAGCAACTTATACTCCATCGCAACGCCTGAACTGTTACCTGCGAAGTTCTCGTCTGTCATATCCGGCGTGTGGCTGAACTTGTGAATATCGGCCGCAATCCGTTTCTTGTACGCTTCAGCGCCGTTAACGTCGTACTCCTTATGGATATATTCAGCGTCTACGCTGGTTTGCGCGCCAGTTACTGTTGAACCAGACTTTAATAGCAGCATATTAGCGCTACGCATTTCCTTAAGCATGTCAAGCTTGTTTTGTGCTAACTCTTTCATCTGTTCTTCGTCGTTTGGGTCAATGCCTTGCAACAACATCGAATCATCAAACAACGTATCAATGTCGCCTTTAATCACAAGCATAGCATCGTTTAAGTCAGTCATGTAGTTAGCCGTATCTGATTGCGCAGCGTCGTACAAGTCAATCAACGAAATAACATTTTCATAGTCTCCTAATCGGAATGCGTTGTTCTTATATTCAACAACCGGGAACGTCACTTGTGTCTCGCTGTAATCGACAATCAACGCTGCTTCAGCAAGTGTAGGCTTGTACACAACGTGTTCCGTATCCGTCCACGTTTCAGGAACGTACTTATTAATCACAACACCATCGGAATTTACATCTTGCAACTCATGATACCGCACCGCCATGATTGGCTGTGGATCCACTGACGTGTCATAGATAACGAACGTGTTCAGCGGGTCTAGCTTAACGATGTGTTCTTCATCATCGGTGCCGCGATAGATATATTCATACGCACGACCATAGCGTGTCATATCAAGGAACATATCATAATTATGTGCGTCCATGTCGTTAACCCGCACTAGCTTGTCGAACTCTTCTGATTCTTTCGGCAGCTTAACGTTAATCGGATTACCAACACTAAACGCCGTTTGAAAGTCCGCAATATATTTAGCGAACGAATGTACTGCACGGTGGTCTGACTTGCCATCTTCCGTGCGTCGATTATTTGGCGACATGATACCGTCGTCTTGTGCCTTGTAATACTGGTCTAACATCTGCAAGCGTGGCACTTGGTTCGCTTTGTGGTGGCGGATAAACTCCGCAATCCGTGCCGCATCTAGTGAATCCAAGTCAGCTTGATAGACCATGTTCGCTTGTGCATTAATCATTGTATTGAATCCCTCACAATCCTAATTGTTTTAGTTCGGCAACGCGGTCTTGATAGCCCATGTACTTGCCGTTCTTAACGAACATAAACCGCTGCATTGCGTAGCGCAACGCGTCAATCGCATGGTTGTTCGCGTCTTTCGGCTTGTTAAGCCAGTTGCCTTCTTTATCTTTATCATACACGTATGTGTTGAACTCTTCCATCAAGCCGACGACACGCGGATGCACAACGAACCGATAAGACTGCATATACTGAATACCCTGAACAACGCTGTCTTTACCTTTACCACTAGGTACAATTCCAGGGACACCATGTACGCGTGACAATTCCGCAATCAGGTTTTGCCCCGCAACATCCGCAGTAATTGGCAAGCCGTACGCTTTATGTGATACTAACTGCTGTGCTATCTGTCCGGTTAGCAACCCATGCTTATAGAACTCGTCATACACATATATAATTCGGTTAATCTGATCAACCGCGATAAACTCGCCGGCAGTCGGGTCATGTTTGAAACCGAAGTCCAGCCCAACTGACTTAGGAAGTGTCGCAATCTCTTGCATGCTGAAGTCTCGCTGTTCAAACAGTCCGTCAAATACCAATCCTTCCGCAATTCCCCAGTCGCCAAGCACAGCCACGCGTGCGCGGTTAGGGTTACGCACTAACATTTCTTTCAGCGAATCGATATAGGCTTCGTCAAGATGTTCGTTGTCCTTGTAAGTCGTGGTAAACTCCCGCACGTTCTTACGTCGTGTGTCTTCGTCGAAGAACTCCGACTTTAGCCAATGTCTGTCAGACCACGGGTTAAACGTGATAATCGTTTGATAGAACCCGTCTGGGTCGTCTAGTTCTCCACGAAGTGATTCTTCCACTGTGTTAAATCCATCTAATGATTTTAATTCATATGCTTCTTCACAAATTGTTGCGTAACAACCGCTTCCGCTGCTACTCTGCTAGTTTCCTAACAGTTCAGACTATATATTGGTGGTGTTTGCCTACCGTCCCTCTTTCAACCTCGCTTGAGGCTTACTCTACTAACTGCACCGCAATGCGCTTTCGATAGTCGTTACACGTTCTATTAATCACGATACGCAAGTCCACGAACAATGAGGCCTATAACACGATTACTAACACCATACTTTCGCCCTAATGCAACAGTTCCATGTGTCCGGCTTCTGCGAACATATTCTTTCCTGATCGCTTTGACCTGCTCATCAGTAAGCTTTGAATTGGAATTTTTAGATCCTCGCATTGGTTTTTTTAGCTCATGTTTGTAAGCATGAATCATTTGTTCACTACGTGTTGACCATTCTAAGTTGTCAACACGGTTGTTCGTTTTATTGACATCTATATGGTTTACCGTACTTTTATTATGCGGATTTGGAATAAAAGCTTGCGCTACAAGTCTGTTTAGCAATTGAGTATGGCCGTGAGGTGCAACTTTCACATATCCATCTTGATTTAGTGATTTGATGGATAAACACCTTCCAGCAAGTTTTGAATAAAACCTCCCGTAGCTGCTAACCATATAATCGTCTTCGCAGTCTTTCCATTCTTCCATAATTAAACACACCTTTCATATCTTCGTATGCTTAATTATACCATATTATTAATAGCTTCGCTCGGGATTGTCTACGCCTTTACGCGTTTAGAGTTTCCCCGAATTAAAGGACTTTAACGTGGCCTGATATGTTAAACCACGCCCGACATAACTGCCCTACTGTCGGGGTAATAGATGTAATCTTCAAAGGATCATCCATACCGCGGAAGAATATCGTTTGCCCGGTCGGAATGTACGTTACTTCCAGCGGCGACTTGTTCCATTTAAACAGATCATAAACGCCGAGTGCAGCCGCAACTTTCTTCAATGTTGCAAACGTACTGTCTTTATGCGTCGTAAAGTATTGTCTAATCACGAGCCAATTTACATAAGGCTTCGTCATCACATCGACAATAACTTTAATCGCAGCGGTGTAAGACTTAGCCGAACCACGTGAACCCTTATATACGAGATACCGCGCCCGACTGGTAAACATCGGATAATACGCCTTAGTAACATCTTCGGCAATGTCAATATTAATTGTCTTCTGGGAGTTTGACATTTACAACCACCTGCTTATCATTGCCGTCTGCTGCTGCGTCACGTTCGGCTTTCTTAGCTTCAGCACGTGCACGCCGCACTTGAGCTTCGTACATTGGGTTAGCCTTAGGGTAACGTTTAAGAATTTCCTTAGCCGCAACGATCCGTGTTTTGTTATCAGCTTCTTTTTTATCGCGATATACGCCGTCGCCGGTGCCAATCACAATCGTTTCTTGTTCTTCGCCGCGTGCAATGCGTGTTAACAATTCCATTGCTTCATTAGCGTCCATAATCAGTTTATTGTCCAATTTTCTTAACCTCGATTCTAAATATTTTTGCACCCGCGGTCGGTGCAGCATTTCGTTAGCCGCATGCGCAGGGTATTTGTTTTTTGAGCCAGCTTTTTTTAGTGCCCAAGTTGCCTCTGGTCTAACCATGTAATAATCAACGAATCGCTGTTCCAATACAGTGCATTCGCTTCTAAGGCTTGCCATTGTTAATCACTTCCTTAATCTTATCCGGATTGAAGTCTGACCACGCAATCTTGCCATCAATTAATACGACAGGAAACGAGCGCACGCCGGCTTCGTGAAAGCGGGTAATATCGTCATCGGTCGCAAGTGTTGTTTCATGTTCAACACCTCCAACCGTTAATAATCGTTCGGTCAATCGACATTTTGAGCAGTTCTGTGTTGTATAGATAGTCAACATATAATATTCACCCCTTGAATGTTAATTATACCATGCGTGTCACACCACTGACATTTATTGACAATTAAATAAAATAATTCAGATTTATGACACGAAAAAACTACTAATTTACTATCATCAGTATAAACTACACGCATAAGGCAAAAAGACACACCAGGCACGTTTTTAGTGGTAAAATGAATATTTTTCCCTGTATTCATCAGTTTAGTGAATATTTTACGTATAATTAGGTTATTTAGTAGTAATGGTATGATACCAAACTGACAGGTACAGTCGATTTTAGTAGTAATAGTAGTAATAGTGTCATAATTGTAACACTTTATTAAGTTATATTTAAATAGTTGTAATGACGGTCAATCAAGATATACTACTATTGTAACTCTTATAATTACCAATTAGAAGAATTAGAAATAATTAGAAAAACTACCAACCTATACCAATCAGTGAGTAGTAGTAGTAGTAGTATATTGTAACCCCTTGATATACCTATATATATAATAAAAAATAACTTCTTTCTTTATATATACATATATGGTAAATTAGAGAATTAGAAAAATAAGAAGACTCTGAGTATTTACACTATCGTAATTACCCTGAGTCTTCTAATTTTTCTAATTTTCGCATTTCCATTGGGAGAGTAAGGACTAGCAATTAGAAAATAAATCGCGTTTTCGAATTTCTAATTGCTGATTTTTTCAACCGTTTTGAGCTAAACATAAAATTGCTTGCTCGATTACACATGTATCATAGCACGGTTTTACTCACTTGGCAAGTCGCCGGCATCTGATAAAACCTTAGAAGCTTCAGTGTATGCGTCGTTGAATAGATTGACTGCTGATTTTCGGCTCAGTTCGCCTTGCCACATCGTCGTTATCCTTAACATACTTGTCGAACAGTTTGTCAAGTAACAACTTGGATAGCTTAGTGTTACCGTTCATCATTTTGATTAGTTGGTGTGCCGTGAGCTGCGAGAATAATACGCCAGTTTCCAATTCGGTAATTGGTTCTGATCCTTCCGCCAAGCGATATTCAATTTCGCCATCTTTTGTCATCTTAATGCAAATTTCAACCATCTTAATTGCCTACCAATAAAATTATTCCACCGCGTAACCGTCTAGCCATGCACGGGCAAAGGTGTCTGAATGTTCCAAAATCCATTCGCCAACGCCATCTTCCCATACGTGCCCAGAACAAGCGTCATCAAACACTATTCCTAAATTGCAATTCCATTCTTTATACTTTTTAATCGAGTAATCAACATTTTTAGGAATCACCGGCAACTCGGCATACGTCTTATTGAACACATCATCTGCAATTGCCCAGTGCTCGCCATTGACGCCGGTTGCGACCCAGTCGCCGACATATATCTCGTTATACCCACTAGGCATAAAATATCGAAAATATGGCGCTGGGCCTGCTTCTGGCATACTATAATCATCGGCATAATCTCCCTCGACCACCTCGATGTCATACTTATCAATCATCTCATTACTACCATCAAACTGTTCGGCCTTAATAGTGGCTGTTTTATGATAAGTTCTAATCATATTAATTACCTCCAAGTAAAGTATATTCCGCGTACAAACCGTCTGTCGTGTATTCTAAGAGTTTTAAAGCCTTAGCCCCCATAGTGTACCCGTTCTTGTCTTCGTAACCGTCTGCGGGCTTAGGAGTTCCAAATTGACGAACGATAGCGCCATTATCATCGGTTGTCACTTGCGTGTGGAAGTGTCCGTAGTGAACTTCGCGCCATACGCTGCTTGACCAGATTTCCGGTTGTTCGGCCGCGAACAGTGCGGATAGTTTCCGCTTGGCACTGTCACCGTGAGCCATCATAATACCAACCCGTCCGAATCTGTAAGCGTCGCGGTAATTGTTTCTGTTGTGAAATGAAACATCGTTGCCGAAACGTGCTTTAAGCATCTCAACGAACGCCCATTGCATATCGAAGTCGTGGTTTCCGCCGACCGCGTATAGTGACACGCGATTGGTTTCATGACACGCCGCACCGATAATCTCTACCAGTGTTTCCGCAGCATCTTTCCATGCGCAAACCATATCTGCGTGATCTAGCTGTGTGCCGGATACCGTACGCGTTGATTTCATATAATCAGAGTGCAGCAAGTCTCCTCCAAGTTCGATAACGATGGTACCATAGTCACGTGTACAGATCCTTTCAATGATTCCATCTAGATACGGTTGGAATTTATCAATTGTCATAATACCGAAGTGTAAATCGTATAGTGGAATCACTAACATATTGTCGCCTGACGCTCCTGACGTGCGTTTTAAGCGTGTTTTAGTGACAGTACGGTTAATTATACCGGATAGTTCAGCAACGCCCACAGAGGACTTAGGAGACGCCTTCACAGTGATGCTGTACTGTGGGACTGTACCATCGGTTGTTGAATGCTGTTCATAGACCTTATATTGTGAGCTGATTAAATCGAACTTATCGGGATCATAGCCGGTTAGTTTAAGCATTGTTTCCGGTGACTTATCCGGCTCGTGTTTCAGCCGCATGAGCGCGGTGGTTGTTTCGGTGCCGTCTGAATCGAATTTAACGGACTTGCTAACCGTCTCTGGTTCGTCTTCGGCTGATAGACGGTAGAACTTCTTTCGAACTGAATCACGTGTTTTTCCTAGTGCTTCTGCGATTTCGTCCCAGTTAAGCCCCTCGCGTTCAAGCTGAATCAAGCCTTCGATGTCTTCGTTCTTCCAAGTCATTAGTTAGTAACCTCCGTGATTTCGTATTTAAACCATACGCGTTCTTCACCATCTTGGTAATAGTATTCTTTACGGTGCAGCAAGTCGTTCAAGTCGTTCAAACGTAGCGCCTCTAGCGGCACCCATACCAGCCGGCCTTTCTTCTTTTTGAATAACATCATGCGGTTATAGATGTCGCCAGCTTCGGCTGGTTTTTCGTCTGGGTTAGTATCAAAAACAATCATTGCTCTGGCATCGCGTTCGTCTTTTGCTGCTTCTTTCAATTCACTCAACTTCTTATATCCCATCCAGTGAGTTGCTACTTCTGAAACGTCACCGACGTGCGTGGTATTAACACAGTAATACTTTCCCTTATACATAAACGTGATGTAAAAGTTTCCTTTGAGTGATACAATGTCGCCTAATTCATACATATTAATAATCCTCCGTAATTTCGTATTTGTTCATATTACTTTCACAACCCGGCTGGTAATAGTTGACCTTGATGTGTAGCAAGGTATTCAGATCGTGCGTTTGTAATTCTTTAAGTGATACCCAGACAAGTTTACCTTTCTTCTTCTCACATAGCAACATTTTGTTGTAAATTTCGCCGCGCTTGGCTTTCCCCTCAACCACGCCGTAACAATTCAATTGCGTTTCATAGTCGTTCGGTTCCATACAATTGGCTTTGATGTCTTCTAGTGTCCCTACACCGCAGTGATAGTCATCACTGCCACCAACGTTATCAACTCTGCAACAGTAATATTTTCCCTTGTACATGTAAGTTAAATAATCAACGCCGCCATTTCTTACGATACTACCTAATTCATACATATTAGTTAACCTCCTCCAATTTTACCTTATCCCAATCCAGTGGGACATCATCACGTTTTTTTAGTTGTTTGATAGCTTTATCTGTGAATTTAGTTTTAATACCGCAAGCGTCATCTTTGCTGTCAACAATCATCTTGTTGGTTGAAGTTTTAATATTCAAATACCCTAAACTTCCACCGCAAATTTTTACATAATATTTCTTTTCTTCCCGCCGTTTGTCTATCGGTGTCACCGCAAGTTCTGATAATATCATGTAAATTTTATTGCTGAACGGCATCTGTTTAAAGCGATCTTCAAACCATACTCTAGTGAAATACGGTTTTTTTGTTGAAACATAAGCAACTTCTGCGCCTTTATAATTTACATTAAAATATTCGCCTATCATATCAGTACTATATTTACTTGACAATGCTTTGATTTGTTTTTCCGCTTCGCTA